GCCGCCTGCTCCTGTGATGAGTGCCATGTGTTAGGTGTCCTTGACCGCCAGACAGCGGTATGTCGTTTCGATGCGAATGAAGTCCTCGTCGATCTGCGGGACCCCACGCGACAGAGCGTAGGTCTCGATGGAAGTATATGACGCATCCGACGGAGTGATAGAAACACGGTTGAGCCTTGCGAACAGAGCCGTCTCAACTGCCATTGCCGTCGAGACTGCGCTCGCTGCGGTCGCAGGGAACAGGATCGTGAACAGCACATCGAGCGTCTGCATGCTCTTGACGGTCTGCCCGAAGTAAGTCTCGGTGTCGTTGTTCTCGATGCCAAAGATGAGCGCAGGCAGCGTCATGCCCTGCGGTCCGTCGAGTTGATAGATGCGCCCGCCGACGAGGTCATAGATTGATCCTGGCGTTGAAGGAGTTGCGATTCGCGTGTAAAGCGAACTCAAGACGATCTGGCTCACTTTGCCCTCGCAAACTTCTGCAGCGCTGCCGTCATGTAGCGGTTGAAGATGTTGGGCACTTGCTTCACAACGCGCTCTTTCGGCGACTTGATCCACGGGCGCGGCTTGATGCGAGCCGTGCCCTGATCGAGCATGAAGCCGTATGGCTTGATGCCGAGTACACGCCAGCGCACGACTTTCGTGCCGCCGCTCGCCGCCTGCGAGTAAGTCGGCGATGTCATCACGCTGCGGCGCAGTTCGCCCGTATCGACTGCGGGCGGCTGACCTGGCGCGCTGCGTGTGCGCCTTGTGCCCTTGCCTTTGCGACCGCCGCGATAGGTGCGTCCGCTGCCCTTCTGGCTGAGTTCTTTCTTGAGTTCTTTCTGATACAGCAGCACGGTGCGCTCCGCTGCTTTGCCTGCCGCTTCCGTGATGCGCTGCATCAGCGCGTCCTTGTCGAACCGAGCCTTCACGCTCACGCCACGCCCTCGACATTCTGCAGCGTCACGATCTGGTACGCCATGCTGTCGGGCGCGGCACGCACATCGGGCGTGTAGAAGCCGAGCACCTCCCAAGTCTTGTTGCCGAAGGTGATCCGCATGCCGTTCGTGATCGTCGCCGTAATGTCGCAGTACCCGCGCGCGTCGATGCGTGCCCGACGAGCGCCTGCCTGCACCTCCTCGCGCGGCATCGACGGCTGCACGAGCATCGTGAACGCCGTGCCTGCAGTCCACGATCGGATGACCGCGCCGCCTGCATCGACGGTGCTGTCCGTCAGCGTGTACGGTGTCACGCTGACCCCGAACTTTGCGATGAGTCCCTTGACGCTGCTCATACGACCTCGCGGTAGTCGCGTAGCAGGTCGGCGAGCATGGCGTTGACCTCGCTCGCGCCGGCTCGCGTGTACGAGTAGTCGCCGAGCGACTCGCTGAGGATGCTGCGATCCGCCTTGCGCGACTGGAACAGCACCGACGCTACCTCGCAGCACGCCTGCTTGAGGTCGTCAGGCACGGTCGCGTAGCCCGCCGTGTAGCGCACGAGCGTGCTCTGGTACGCGCTTGGGAACCGCGCGAGGTAGGTGTCGTTGAGCGGGAACGCGTCGCTCTGGATGTGCAGGATGCCCGTGTCGGCCTCGTACACGAACTCCGCGCCGACGGTCGCAGCCGTGACATTGACCGTGCCGCTGAGCGCGTCACCGCCCGCGCGCGGGTGCAGTTGCAGTGTCGGGCAGTTGAACACGGTCGTCGCTTGCACGCCCGTGAGCGCGTTGATCGCCGCCACGAGCGCATCGACATCGTCGTAGGTCGAGAACGCGAGCGTCGTTGTCGTCGTTGAGCCCGTCGAGGTCGTGCGGTTGATTGTCGCGCCTGCGCTCGAGATGCCGTCGTACTCCTGCGTGATCGAGATCGTGACGCGGATATCGCTCGACACGGTGCTCGCGAATGTGAACGCCGTGCGCATACCCGTGTACACGCCTGAGACCACCGTCACGGGATACTGCTTGAGCCTGATCGCTCGCGTCGAGTTGCCGCCGTACCACTCCGTGTGTGAGCGAGCCTTGATCAGACGACCGCAGAACGCTTCGATGCGTGCGGTCGCGCGGTCGATTGCTCGCTCGAGTTGCGTGTCGTCGGTCGAGACAGTGATGCCGAGTTGATCCTTCAACTCCTGCAGAGTGATGAGCGCGTATGTCCCTACCGCCATGCCCTAATCCTATGCCGACTCGTTCGGCGGTTCGGTCCGCTGCGAAGTCGGCATGCGCCAGACCTTCTCGCGGTTGCGGATGTACCACGGCTTCCCGTTGCGCAGCCAGTGGAACATCGGCTGAAACTGCTTGCCGCCGTTGGGCTCGATCCACGAGATCATCGTCTCGATATGCCCGATGTGGACCTTCGGCGACACGCCGATCTTCCATCCTGCGTCCCGCGCCTGTCGCCAGAACCAGATGTCGTCGTCGATGCGACCTTCGCCCCATGTGCCGTCCTCGGCGGGCTTGCTCACGAACCACGGCTTCGGCAACTTGCGCAGCGTCTCGACGCGCAGCAGCGTCAGCCCGAAGTGACCCGCCGAGACTGGGAACCAGTCCATCGCCATGTGCTCGCGCGTGATCGGAGTTGCCGTGCCGTCCGCCTGCATCGTGTTCAGCAGCGCGACATTGCGCTCGCGTCCCGCTTGCATCGGGATGATCGCGTCGAGCCCGTCTCGCTCGGCGATGTTCCGCATGCAGACGATGTCCTTCCAGTCGAAGATCGAGTCGTAGTCGATCGTGAGCACCCACTTGAGTTCGGGCGCTTGGCAAGCAGACTCGAGCATGCGCTGCATGCACTGCCCGTAGAACACGCCGATCGAGTTCACGAGCGGCACGCGCAGCGTCGTACACGCCTGCTGACAGACGAACATGTTGTCGGTCCACGCCAAGCGCGGCATCGTCATGCAGGCACGCATGTCCTCGTAGCGCGGCGGCTCGGCATCGACGATGCCCTCGGTCGGCTTGCGACCCGCGAGGTTCAGCGAGAACGCATGGTCGCTGCAGTCGGGCTTCTTGATCGTGCTCTGGCTGTAGTCGTTCTTCCAGTGCGTGATGTCCACGAGCCCGAGCGCCGTCATCGCGGCGTGCAACTTCGGGTAGTTCCAGAGCGTGTAGTGCTTGTCGTAGTGATCAGTCTGCGCGCCCATGATGTACGCCTCCCACGGGAACGGCGGCTTGGTCTGGTCGTCGCTGTCGCGGTCCTCCTGCGCGAGACGAATGATCTCGTCGAAGTCGGGCACGGCGATCCGCAGGATGCCGCCTGGCTTCAACTTCGAGTACCAGTGCTGCAGCGTGTCTTCGACATCGCCCTTGGGCAGGTGCTCGAGCACATGCGACGCGCGTATCTCCTCGATGCTGTTGTCCTCGTACGGCAGCACGCGAGCGTCATGCTCGAGGCTCCAGTCGTGAGGCGTGAACCCTTCGATCCGCTGCGGTCCGCATCCGATGTTGAGTTTCATGGCGAGCAGTCTACCCACCAAAAGACAGCGCCCGCACCTTGCGGTACGGGCGCTGCGTGATGAGACGCAAGAGGAGAGTATCAGTCTGGCGTGTTGACCAGTTCTGCGACACCTGCTGCGCTGTCGGGTGCGGAGACCTCACCCTTGCCGAGGATCGCGTGCGCTGCGACATAGCCCGTCGCCGTCGCTGGCGTGACAATGACGCGGAAGTACCGCTTCTTGCCGCGCAGGTCGATGTTGGCGACGAAAGACACATTCGTCACAGCCGTGCTCGTGCCACCGATCGCGTCAGCCACGGTGTAGTCCGTGCCTGCCACGAGCCCAGTGGTCGTCGCGAAGTTGCTCGCATCGGTCGTGTCGGACTGCTGAATCGTCAACGCG